TCCTTGTGCTGCTGGTATTAATGCTAATTTTGGTTTTGCCATTGTCTTAGTTATTTAAATCTTGTAATGCTGTTGTGTGTATCCAATCTGCTAAACATTTAACTGCTTCTACTTCTTGTCTCTCATTCATCTTTATTTGTGAACCAAAGAAATCAGGGTCAGTACCTGCTGTACTTGCAGTATCTATTGCATTTCCCCACCAAGTTGTATTATATATTTCGTTAGCCATTACTTTTTTGTTTTATAATTATATTTTACTTTTGCGTTCAGCGTGTTTGTTTGTGTCCACATCATTTTCTTGTTTCTTTAAATACTGCTTTAGTTTCTCAACATTTACCTTTTTAGGTTTATACATTCTCTCTCTCATATTATAAAACCCATCCATGAAAGTTAACATCTTTGTCTGGGTACATATCATCATTACTATTAGAAGTATATTCTGGATATAATGTACTGTTATAAGACATATAATCTAAAAACCTTCTTGTATAGAAATCAGCAGTTTCCGATACTCTATTTATTAACATAGCCATTTCATCGTAAGTAACCGTATCTGAGTTCTCACTTCTATGCTTAAATACTCCTCCATTACTTATCTGATACATAGCAAAAGGTAAAAAGTTACTTTGTGCGTACCATATAAGCATCGGCTTTACATAAGTATTTAATAATAATTTATAATCAGAATTAGCTGGTTGGTCTACTGTACCTGCTATGATAATGTCTTGTAATTTCTGATATAACTTTCCTCCTAAATAATTTTGTATATGCGTATCTTGAGCTACTTCAATAAACTGAATTACTTTGTCAGAGTCTAGGTTACCATCTAAGATAGACCTTTTCTTTAAATCTAGTACGCTTATAAATAATGCTTTTGACATAATATTAAATATTTGGATATGCTCCTCCGTTAGCCATATCTGCTGGTCTAGTAGATACCTCTGAAGGGTTTATCGGTTCAACAAATCCATCTTTCAATGCTTCACTCGTGTCTACATCAGTTTCAGGAGATACTCTCTTCTTATATACTCTTAATTCCCAGAAATGTTGACAATTCTTTCCTCCCTTAAATTTAAACAGAGAATAGTTATTACCTTTATGTCCTAACTTTCTGTTTACTCCTTGAAAGCTCATAAGACCTATATCCTCCTTACGGAATACTACATTGTCCTCAGTAAACATTTCCATCTTTTTACAGAAGTCTCTACTGTTAGGAGACTTTCTATTTGGCATATAAGCATATCTTACTTTAAAGATACCTTTATCTTGCTTAGAATCCTTGTTTGGATTAGCTTCAGCTAAACTAGCTAAATTAAAGTCCTTTTCCGAGTCTTTTACAGCTTCTGAGTGTATTAACTCCCAATCATCCGAGATACGCTCTCCTAGAGGCTCTAATTGGCTTAGAAGGTCATTTCCATCCTCATCACTAAAGTCATTATTTTCTTTTAATGAAATAGCACTATCATGAGACTCGCAAGGCATATACCATACTTCTCCATCTACTTCGTGTTCGTGATAACCTTTACATCCTTGTTCTAATGCCTTATCTTCTGCTTCTTTTATTGTCTTGTAAACTTCAACTCCATCTATTTTCTTTAGCTTAGTGCTGAAAGTAGCCTTTGAGCCTATTTTCTCTCCTGTCTCCTCTTCTCTCTTCACTTTAGTAGATATGTTATCTAATTGTGTAAATTCTATTGGTTGTAGAGTAATAAAGTAAAGATTTAAGTATATCTTGTTAAAGTTTAGCATATCTTCTAAACCTTCTATAATCTCTTCTTGGAATGGTCTAATAACTATGTTATCCATAAGTACAGAAGCAGTTCTAAGCTCTTCTGCGTTATTACCAAATCCTGTATTGTCTTTTATTCCTAGTAATATAGGAGATACAATACCGTGACCTAACATTATCTTCTCTCTACTCTCATCAGATAAGAACTGATACTGAGCGTGAGCATCTGGTAAATGTATAGGGTCAATATCTGCTTTAGTTTCTATAGACTCGTTAAATGCTAGTATAAATTTACCTGCATTAGACGTTCCACTAAACTTATCGTATATTTTTCTTTCAATTAACTCTTGAGTCTCCTCATTAGGTACTCCATTGTTAAAGTTGATTAATAAAGAAGGCTGTAAACCTTGCTTTATGTTATTTATGTGATAATTACTTACTTCTTCTTCTAAAGAACAGTATTGTAAACATCCATGATAATCAACAGGAGCATAATAATAAAATCCACTTCTATATGGCTTGAATATATATAACTCTACTGTTTCACTCTTTTTACCGTTACCAAATGTAGGTATTCTCTTAGGATTATCACTAGGCTTTATATCTACCCACTTAGGATGATAATAATAAGCTCTAATAACGCCTTTAGCATCACATTTCTCAGCTCTTAGAGTTTCCATAGGGAAATGTAGTATCTTAATGATTTTAGTCTTAGACTTATTGTATACTACTTGCATAGCAGCTTGTCCTAGCATCTTATAATCATTAGAGACTCTCTTTACTTCTCTTGGTCTAACTAATAATTTAAATTTAGCATACATTTCAGGAAATTCCTCGCTATCTGTAGCTTCTATACCTCTACCGTAAATCATATCAACAATACCGTTAATACATCTACTGTTTGTAGGTGAGCCTAAGTATTTCTCTATAAGGCTATCAAAGTAATCATTGTTTTCTCCATAAGAAACCCAATCTTTACCATACACTTCCTTAACCTCTGGTGTTTCATAACCAGATAAGTTTACTACCCTTATAGAATTGTTCTTGTTAGTCATCTAATATCACGTATTCGTTAGAAGGCTCTGCATATTCTGTGTAATCTGAATTACTTATAGAATATCTTCCTTCGTTATTATAAGGAACACTAGCATCTGGCAGAACAGATACTTTATCTCTGTAAACTAATTTATTTGTTGTAGTATTGAATATAGTAATAAAATAATCAAAACTTGTTCTTAGTTTATTTGATGTGCTCACTTGAAATCCCAAATAATTATCATACTTAGTACTTTCATCATTAGTAAAGCTAAAAGTATCATTTGTACTTTCCTCTAAAAACGATATTGTTAAAGAACCAGCAGATGCAACAACAGTTCCATTACCTAGAGTAGTATACGTTACCGAAGTACTTCTAGGAATGATGTTAAACGTCTGTGCACTATCATTATTTGTTATTATCATATTATGATAACGATATTTTTCTTTTTTGTTTTATAATAAAAAAGGGTAAGCTAATGCCTACCCTATTTTTACCAATAATAAACAATATTATTATTCGTTACTCATATTTGATGTTTGTACATCGAATCCTGATGTATTGCCTACAGCAACTAGTGTGCTTAGTACAAATAAAGATGGTAATACTTCTTTTCCTTCGAAAGTAATATTATATCCGTTTAAGTCTCCCATTGCACCTCCTGTAGAAGTGTTAACAGAAACTTCACATCCATTTTGTCCTCCAGCTATTCTAAATTTCCCATTATAATCTTCAATGATTATATGAGGTCTACCGTAAGACAATAATTTTAATTGCATCATTGTATCAGCATTTTGTGCCTTAAGAACAAAAGCACCTGATTGAGTCCAGAATGAAGTTCCGTTATCTCTAGAATTTTCATTAGTTTCTTCAAAGGTATTGTTATCTCCTCTTAATTCAAATTTGTGTACGTCTACACCAGCGGTTAAAGTTGCTACCGTTCCGTCAAATGCAGCAGCGGTTGGAGCGTTAGAACTAGCGTCAGCCATCCCAGCGTACATAGCGTCTGAGTAATTAGCAATGTAAAGATTTTTAATCCCACCTACGGACTCTTTACACGCTTCTAGTCTCCCTTTTGATAAATCACAAGCCATTTTTTATATGTTTTTTAATAAAAAAGGGCAGGTAGAATATCCCACCTACCCCTTTTATATGTTAGTATTAATTTATATTAAGAATAAAGAACGATGTCAGAACCGATACCGTATTGTACACCAGCAGTAAATCTCATTACTATTCTTACGTTTTGACTTCCGTCAATGTCAGCCATATCGATAACTTTTACTTCATTGTGGTCAGATAATAAACCTGTACCGAAATATAAGTTAGACTTTTCAGCAGCCATTGCAGTATTGTCAGCTAATCCATTAGCAACAAAGATTCTTACGCCATCGAAAGATAATTCTCCTCCGTTGTACCATTGAGTACCTTCGTTCATTGTTCCAGCTCCACCTAAGTTAGAAGCAAATCCACCTAAAGCTCTTACATAAGCTCTAGCGATGTTTTGTGATACATATAAGTATAAGTCTTCTTTTCCGTATAATGAAGAAGGAATTGCATCAACGATAGCTCCTAATTGAGCGATAACGTTAGCAGAAGTTACTGTTGCAGCAGCAACGTCAATAACGTCAGCATCAGCAGCAGCTAGTACGGTAAATCCGTCAAACTCTCCAGCGTTAGCGTTAACACCTCTCCAGATGTTTTGCTCATTCTTTTCAGCTACTTTAGCTACAACGTGAGCTAATAAGTAATCTTGGAAAGTTTTAGGTAATGAATCAAATGCAGAATATCCCATAGATACTGCTTCCCAATCTGAACGGAAATCAGCTTTACATAATTCTAAATTTACTTGGAATGTTTCTGGCTCAATAATTCTTTCTGTTAAAGTTACAGAAGAAGTTGCAGCGAAGTCACATCCTCCATTAGCGATAAGGTCTCCTGTAGCTAATTTCTTGATTACTTCTTTAAATTTAATGTTTGGTTTTACTTCGATACCACCTTTTTCGATAGTATTAGCAGATAATAAAGCAGCAGAAATATATTTCCCTGCAAATTCGCCTGCGTAAGTAGTTGTAATTGATGTTGTAGTTGCCATAATTGATATTAGTTGTTAAATAATTTGTTAAATACTCTTTGTTTTGTTGTTACTGGTTGTTTCTGAGAAAATAAGTTCATTGTGTTTGAGCTTACTTCAGCTTCAGGAGAATGTGCGATAGACTCTGCTTCTTCAGATAACTCTACTTTGTCAGAGCTTAATTCTTCAGGAACATCAGATGATTCAACCTCACTCATGTTATCCATCATTTGGTCGTACATAGCTTTAAATTCAGCTACTACCTTGTTTAATTCTTCTTTGGTAGCGTAAATGCTTTCTTCTTCTACTACTTCTTCAACCACGTCTTCTTCGACTACCTCTTCTTCTAAAGAAGTCTCATCTACTGTTTCTTCAGCAAGTTCTACTTGCTCTTCTACTACTTCTGTTTCTACTTCAGCAGAAAGCTCCTCTTGAACAGGAGTTTCTTCTTCAGCTTCTACAGAAAGTAATACGTTTTTAAATTTGTTGATAATTTCTGTTGCTTTCATAAATAATTATTATAATTTGTTAACGTTTAATAAATAATCTGTTTCATTTTCGGATTATTGTGAGTTGTTTTGATTGGTTAAACTACCAATTCCTTGAGCCTGTAAACTACCATCACAGCACTTAGTGCTGTAAGTTGAGTCTTTACATAAACAAGCTCTTTTACTATTCTTTGGGCTATTGCTACTTGGTGTTTTTTTCATTTATCTATTTGTTTTAGTTTGTTTATTGCCCAGTTAATTCCAGAGCTACCACCCCAAGCATCCCACATAATACCTCCACATCCCTCGCTATAAGGAACATCTTTATTC